CGTTCCCAAATCTACGCTGCCAACACATTGAACGTATCGTTTATTTTCATAATCAACATAATTTCGTGCCGTTCCTGCCGACCAGCCGTAGCCAGGCAGATTGCGGATTGCTTCGGGGATTTGATGTGCGGTATCACCCACAGCGACTTCTGTCATCTCTGCGCTGACAATTTCGCCAGCGCCATAAGGATAGTAGTCCGCAGGGAACATGGCTTCAAATTCTTCCACGCTCGCAGGCTCGTTGCCCGAACCAAACATAGCGGTGAGGTCATATAGCTGTGGTTTAAACGTTAGGTTAATATCACCCGCTTCTTTGAAAATATAAACGCTAAAATATTTCGTACCCGATTCCTTTGCTGTGCCAATCACTCCTGTTCCATAGTCCGAACCGATAGACGCACCTGTATCGACCATGTATTTCCTACTTCCGTCAGCTCCGCCTCCGCTTGGACACCCCGCAATTAAATATTTATGCCCAGTGGTAAAAATTACGGGGTCAAGTGTAAAAACAGCCGTTGCAATTGCTTGTCCGATAGCCGTTATTATACCGCCAGTGCTAGTAAATGTTATGCCGTTTGTCACACTTTGTTTGTCTGTACTTTTTGCCAACTGATTCCACACCACCGATTTACCACCCACAGACTTCACGCTCATCAGCTTTGTCCCAGTCGGAACTGTCTTTGCGTATGCCGTATCGCTGTCGGTTTCAAACTGGTGTGTTATGCCGTTGCCCATGTCATACAGTGCGTCCACACGCCTTTGCAGTTCCTTGTCCGTTAGCTTTACGCTAGCTATCTCAGCCGTGTTTTCGGCTATCTTTCCGACTGCTGTTGTGTAGTCCTCAGGCAGACTGTCAGCCACCGCCTGTGCTGTCTGTGCAGCGGTTTCAGCGGCTGTCTTTGCGGTTTCAGCACGGCTTGCCGCCTGTTCTGCGGTATCTGCTGATTTCTCTGCGTCTGTAGCTGATTTCTCAGCGTTTTCTGCCGCTGTAGTCGCCGTTTCTGCGGCGGTGACGGCTGTCTGCATATCTGCGTGTGCCTGTCTGCCTATGGCGTCTATGCGGTCTAGTGCGTCCATAGACACATCAGGTGACGGGATAGCTGTATCACCGATAGCTGCACCGATGCGCAGGCGGAATATGCGTGATTTTTTAACTAAAATATACTCGTCGCCTGACAGTTTCTTTGCACATATCTGACAACTGACTGTCTGCGCCGACCGCAAGATATCAGCAGTAGGCGTCCACTGTCCGCCTGTGATATCGACCTCATATGTCACGCCATCGCCGTAGTCTATCGTTAGCACATAGCGGTCTGCACCGTCTATCTCCATGCCCTCGACAGACACGGGTCTAGCATTTGTTTCACCGACGTAGCCCAAAAGGGCTGTTGATGTCATCGCATTGTAATTTTCGTCTAGTCTGATTACCATTTCTGCACCCCCTATACGATTGCTATGTAGTCTATGCTGTACGTTCCTGCAGGAACGTTGACAGTGGTTGCGCCATTGCTAGGACCCATGCAGATCACTGCGAAATATGCACCTTTGTATACCTGCACATGGGTGCAGTAGTTCTGAAATGGGCTAGGCGTGCCGATATCCCTCAGTGACACGCATATCTGCTTCGGCACAAAATCCAAATTCAGCGGTATCTGCACACTTGAAGTTGCCTTTTCCAGTGTGTATTCAATCGTACCGCTTTTGATTTTATTCTGGTTTAGGTCATTTACTGCCTGTTCTGTTGCCGTTAGTGCGTCAACCAACGCCTGACGAACGTCACGACCGTAAAATGCGTTTCGGACAGTTTCGATTGCCGTTGTCAAATCAACATTATTTGCCATTTTATCCCTCCTAGTCTAGTGTGTGGTTCTTCGTTGTCACGCTGTTACACATAATATCACCTGTTTTGCCGTAGCACTGTATTGCGGTTTTTTCGTTTTCGTTGTACAGATACATTGCCCTATTATTGGTATCAACTGTAAATACCTTTTTGCCGTTGTCTGTATATGTTGATATGCTACCGCTGTTTGTGTCTAGTGAAAATTTTAATTCATCATTCCAATAGCCCGACATAGCACCAGCCTGCAGGACGATATGGCCGCCAATTGTGCTGTTATCAATGCGTATCTCCAACGGACTGACTTTCAACGTCCACTCGTTGTGTGACAGCTGAATTGCACTGGTATTTTGGCTGGACGTTTGAATGTTAATGCTTCCGCCTGTGATAGTCGCTGATTTCGACGACAGCTTGTTAGCGACCACGTTTCCACTTTCGTCCACCTTGAACGTTCCGCTGCCATTGTTGATTTTCAACCCTGTCAGGGTCAGGGCAGTTATAAAACTAGCCACCAAATTTCCGTCGATAGTCCACGCATTTGTGTACGGTCCGTTTTTCGCAGAACCGCCGTCCGACGATTTCCAAAAACCTAGCCCATTTTTGTTTAACTGAATACAGGACTTGCAAGTGTTTATATCAGCCGTGTCCATAATCAAAATGCGTTCTGGCTTTTCGGAAGGGTCAAGAATGACGTGTCCGCCCTCTGCACCTGTTATCAACTTTGTGGCATTTTCGATTTTGCTGTCTATCACCTGACGATTTCTGAATTCACTATCATCAATAGCAGTCTGCAGGCTCTTGGTTTTTGCTGTCATGAACCCCGTCATGGTTTCAAATTTGTCACCGAATGTCAGCTCGGATTGTTCAGGGCTGTCAAGGTTTATAGTAATGCCGATTATGCGCAAATCTTCATCAATCCCCATAAGAGGGTTGACAACACGATACCAGCACCCTAGCTCAAACTGTTCAAAATTCATGTCAATTGTTGACAAATCAACCGCAGTTATTTTGTACTGTGTCTTGGCTTTGTTTGCATTTTTCAGGAATGCCGTGGCTTTTGTTTTCAAAATTGACGCCTGCGTTACGTCGTCCCACGTTTGTGTACCGCTGATTACGCCATACTTAGCGACTAACGCACTATCTTCGATATAGTCTTTACCGCCGTTTACGCTGCCAATCGTCAGCCTTTTCTCGCTGTCGGTCAGCTTTGCGCCAAGAGGATAAAGACGTGTTATGACCGCCGTTTCGTCTACTTCACGGCTGATAGTTTTGAGATTTACCGCCAGTTCTATCTTTGTGTCAGTGCCGTGTCCGATATGTTTCAGATAGTCTATGTAGACTTTGCCGTCTTGGTCTCTCAGCTGGATTTCACCGCCGAATTTTCCGACCAGTTGTTCAGATATAGCGTCCATAGTCGATACCCAATTGACAGAATACGTGTAGTTATTTTCGCCCGTCACAGTGACCTGCCCGACCGATATGTGTTTGTCATCGCCGACCTGCGTATTGTGTTTGGAAATGAATGACGCTAGCACTGTCCGAATGCCTACCATTTTGTATTCAACATACGGCTGAACGCTGTCATACAGCCAACCTAAACGCCCTTCGCAGGTGACAGTTTTACAAATCAGACCTTGCTCGTCCATGCTGTCAGGACATTTCAGCACACGCCCGATAAAAATATCTTTGCCTGTGCTATCGTCTGTGACAGTAACCGATGTTGTCAGCGGTTTCAATTTGTCATATCCTGCATTGTCGGGGTATATGGTAAACGTGAAACTGTCAACGGCATTGACAGCCTTGACGATTTTTCCACCCGAAATGCGGTCAAGATTATCACTATGTATCGTGGTTTTTTCAGTACCATTTGTGATAGTGACAGTGTGCATTATAACACCTCCTCGTGTAGGCTCAGCGTGAGTGACCCAAAACCATACGCTGACAGAACGTTCAACCCCGGCTGTAAAATCAATTCGTCCATATCGAATGGTTTTTCTGTCGGTCTGTATACCTTTTCGGAAATATCAACGCCGTTATTTTGGAAATGTGTGAATCCTACCTTGTCGATATCATCAGCAGACCGCCTATATATCAGACGTGGTTTTATCGGCACGTTCGAATACAAATAGACTTTTAGCACCCCCATAGGGGCGTGTGGAGCCATTTCAATAGCCGTCAATGTCATATCTGTCAAATTCAGATAGTCATTTTCAAAACTGAAATCATCAAAACCTTTGTCAGAAAAATCATCAGATATCTTATACGGCTGTGCTTTGAACGTTGCCGTTACCTCAACATGATAGCCCTTTTCAATTTCTGCGCAGCTGATTGCTCTTGCCTTATAATGGTAAATTTCAGCGTCATCATATAGGTCACACTCGCCAGCCGACAAAATCCAGTTTTCAAAATCTGCCACTGTTTTCCGCAGGGCGGTTTTCGGACAGTCCATAAATACGAATTTGTATGTCAGTGTTCGTGTATCATAGGTAGGTTTACCGCCATTCTGATATGTGAAACATATGTCGCCATTGCGGTATGGTATAGTAGCCGATATATCCCTGATGTTTGGCGGCGGTGTACTGCGTGATGTCAGCAACGCTCCAAAATCGGTATAGGAATTTTTACCATTTATCGTTATACTAGACATTTTCAGCCGCCCTCCTAGCATTCAGATTGATTTTTTCAGCCATAGCAACGTCCATGTATGGCGCTGTTACTGTGGCAAAACGTTTTCCGTCAATGTTCATAACCACTGTCAAATCACCGCTCTTGCCGTTTGACGTCGTGCTGTCGGCTTCGGTTGATATTTTGTCAGCAGTTTTTCTTGCGTTCTGTCTGCCTATCATGACAGGATCCATTTCAGCCGATACGCCTGCAACGCTGTCAACGATAGCCTGTGCCTCGTTCACTGGTTCGTCCGCAGTGTCTTCCATACCGACAGCGATACCAGACGGCAGATACTGACCGACCTTTTTCGCCATAACCCTTGAAGGCGAATGAATGTCGAAAAAATCACAGAATCCGTCTATAATGGCACTTCCAACATCTTCAACAACGCTCCAGATTCCACTGACTGCGGAAACTAAACCGTTCAAAATGCCTTTGAGAATATTTGCGCCCAAGTCCAGCCAATCAACTTCCTTGAAGCCGTCTATGATAGCGCTGATTATATCAGGCAGTGCGTCTATGATAGCAGGAATTGCAGTCGGCAACCCCTGTGCTAATGCAACAATCAATTCCATACCAGCCTTGACTAGCACAGGCAGATTTTCTGTCAACGAATCTGTTATAACAGGTATCAACGCTATTATTGCGTTTATCAAATCGGGCGTGCATTTAGTTAGACCTGTTATCAATCCTGTTAGCAATTGGAAACCGCCCTCAATGATTGCAGGAAGATTTTCAATCAGCGTGTCAGTTATTTGTTTTATTAAACTAGGCAACATTGGCATTAACTGTCCGATAACGTCATTTAGTCCGTCAATCAGACCCAAAAACAGTGTGATTGCACCCTGCACCAGTTCAGGCACTAGCGTAGGGATAGTTGAAACCAACGCATTTATCAACCCGAAAAAGCCGTTAAGCAGTGACGGCAAAATTGAGTTGATTAGTGACGGCGCAGATTGTGCCAACGATTGAATGATAGATGTTAGAACTGTAGTTGCCGCTGTGATTAGTGTAGGTGCATTTTCGGCAAGCGTTTCTGACGCAGAACTGAACAGCCCAGATATAACAACAGGAATTTGTTCGGTCAAGCCGTCAAGACCGCCACTGTCATATGCGTCTAGCAAACTAGAAACGCCGTCAAACAGTTTGGTAAAACCGCCCGACAATTTCTGAACAGCTGGCAACGATTTTGTCAGAAAATCTGCTGCCATTCCCTTTGCACCTGCCATAACAGGTGTGAACGCAGTTCCCAAAGACGCAAGGGCGTCCTGCAATTCAAAACTTGCACGTTCATAGTCCAGCGTTGATTTATTTGCTGATTGGTATTCGTCATTGATTTCCGACAGACCCGAATTTGCCAGCCAATCAAGGGCATACTGCTGACGTTCTGCTTCTGACGTGCAATTCTGTAGACCCGCATTAAAATCATCAACGCTATCACCCATACGCCCGATAAGCTCTGAAAACTGACCTGTCGCAGCACCTGTAGCAAGGGTCTCCTGCAAGCTGTCCGAAAGGCTCTCGATTTTCAAGGTATCAGGGAATTTTTCAACCGCTCCGCTGAGTGCGTTTATAGCAGGCGTCATTTGTTCATCGCTGAAACCAACAGCCATAAGGTTTGACAACGCTTCAATACTTGAATCGGACTCGCCTGTGATAGCCACCAAATCTTGCATTTTTGATTTCATAAAATCAAAATTATTGCCGCTGGTTTCGGCGTTTGTTTTCAGCTTGGTCATATCGCTGTTCCACTCACGGCTTGCTTCAACATTTGCCGCAAGTGCCGTTGTTACAGCTGCAAGACCAACACCTATGGTCTGTGTGTATTTCTTGAACCCGTCAGCCGCCTTGCCTATCATGGCTGTGTCTATTTTGCCCAGCGTTGCCGTGAACTTCACGGCTTTGCTTGTCGCACCGCCTATGGCAGAACCGACTTTTTCAACTTTTTTTATGACAGGCTCAACCTTGTCTTTGGCTTCTTTGAATGCCGTGCCGATAGCATTGACATTTTTCTTTTCGTCTTTCAGGCTTGACAGCTTCGACTTCGTTGTTTCCAACTCTCGCTGGAACGCACGATACTGTCCTGCGTCTATCTCGCCTTTTTTATACTGTGCCGTGACCTGTGATTGTGCTTCTTTCAGCACGTCCAGTTTGGACTTTGTTTCCTTGATACTATCCTTCAGCAGGTCTTGTTTTTGCTTTACCAGCGTGACGTTGTTCGGGTCTAGCTTTAGTGCTTTGTCGACCGCTTTCAGCTCGCTCTCCAACTCACGGCTCTTTTTGTTCGTTTCTTTCAGCGCCTTGTCAAGACCTGTGGTGTCGCCGCCTATCTTGATAGTAATGCCCTTTATGCTACTTTTTGCCACCTATCATTACCCCCTTTCCGAAATTTTCTCGCAAAGCCTGTCGGTCAGGCTTCGTCAGGGTCAGCCTATATGCGTTGTCTAGGTACTCTTGACCGCTTTCTGTCTGTCTGAGCCGTGCAATAAAAGCGTCACGACGTATCAGCAGATAGTCATAGTAGTCCATATCATCAACATCATATAGGGATATGCCCATATAGTCCGCAACTAACTTTTCCCACGTTGAGGAAATTTCATATTTTTCCCCCTCCCTATCCTGCGGTGGATAGTAGGGGAGTGCTAGTTTTTTGAATTTTTGATTTCTAGCAGATAGTCGATATATGTGCGATAGAATGTTTGTATGTCATAGATATCCCAATCGGCTAGTGTCTCAGCCGTTATCGGTATCTTTGCGATGTTGTGTGACATCAGTTTTGCGCACATTTCGATTGCTTCGTCCAGCTTGTTGCCGCCAAGTTTTGCGGATATTTCCCCGAACGCTTCAATCTCACCCTTTGTGGGCGGCATAACAAATATCGTGGTATGCTTTTCGTCAGCCAGCTCAATGCGCAGGCTAGGTTTTTGCATTTTATTGAAATTCAACGTCTTTGGCATTTTATACACCTCCAAAAAAACAGCCCACTGAAAAATTCAGTAGGCTGTGTATTTGTGTTGCTTATATGGCACTTATCGACTTGTCTTCTTCGATATAGGTAATCAGCGTTCCCTCGCTGTCGCTTGGCAGTGCTTTGAACTCTGCGTCGATAACGCTTTCCTTATCCTTTGCGAACGCCAGTTCGATACCGCTCTGATTGTTACCCACGATCATGACCCAGATATTGCCGTCAACTTCATCAACGTATTTGAAGCACAGGACGTACTTCTTACGACGCATATTCTTCAGACCACCGATCTTGACAGTTCTGCGTTTCTTGCTGGTATCTTCTGTCACTCTTGCAGTATCGCAGAGGACGTCAAGGGTGTTGCCGTTGAATACCATGATACCAGTTTTCAGTGTTGCCTCTTCTTCGGTGATGATTGTTTTCTGGTGCGTGCCATCATCATCACTTGCGGTGTAAGATGTCGGCTTATATGACAGGGTTGCGCCGCCCTGGATATAGCCCAGCACATTGGCGTCTGTGCAGATAGTATCAACATCAGGCACTGTCTCGCCGTCAAAGTCCTGATAGTAGATATAACCGCTTCCAAGAATGATATTGCTTGGGGCTTTCTTTGTCTCAGCCATTTCAATTCCTCCTTATTTCAAATAATTGGTAAATGAATATCTTATCTGATACTCCTTGCTGTCCTCTATCCAGCTTTCAGACTTTTCCAAGTCAAAATCTGCAAACTGTTTTTCAACAGCCGTTTCTAGTTCAACGTCGATTTTTCTAGTGTACAATTCAATGACTATCGTCTGCTCTCGCAGGCTTGCGGGGTGCATATCGTCTCCGCTGTCTATGGTGCTTTCACGATAAAACACGCAGTAGGGCGTTTTCATTTCATCACGTGATGAATAGTATGCGACTTTGTCTTTCAGTTCGTCGATAGCCGTTAATCGTGAACGTATGTCAGCCAATGTCAAACTCATTTCTTCAACCTCGTTTCTATCAACTCAGGCAGCGTCTTTTGTGCATATTCCTCAACTGGTTTGATATGCACAAATGCCTTTACTCTGCCCTTGCCGCCTTTCTTTGCGTGACCGTGCTCCAGCAAATGTGTCAAATAATAGTATTTTTTATTGCGCACCACAACACGCTTGTTGCCCGACTTAGCGTATACTGTTTCGGCTTTCCAGCTTTCGGCATACTTTCCTGTTCGGCGTGGTGATGTGGTTTTCAACTTTTCAACACACTGGTCTGCAACCTCGTCGATACAGCCGTCAACTATCTTTGCGGTTTCTTCGCTGTATTCTTTCAGGTCATCAGCGACCTGTTTCGCCAGCTTGCTGACATCAATCTCAACCGACTTCATCAGTTATCACCGCCAAAACGTTCAGCCGTCAGTTCAATGGCTGTTCCTGCTACATATGTGCGTATGATACGATATTCCCGACCGTTGTAGAATAACATATCCTCGTCATCATAGTCATAGTAATCTGCCATTTTGATTTTCAAAGTGGGTTGAAACCCTGCCTGTGCGGCACTGTAAAATTCAGAACGTGAAATTGATGATACCTGACAGAACACTTCTTTGGCATTCTCCCAGTCAACGACCTTTTCTTGATTTCCTATCTCGTCTGAAACTATCTTTGCTTTGGCGATTTTTACAACATCATTAAACATTGTTAAATCCCCTCCGTGTAGTCCTCGTTCAGACTTAGTGCGTCTCGCAAACGCTCGTAATTCTTGCGGAAATCTTCTCCCTTGCCGTTGAAATCATACTGCCATTTGACATAGTTTTCGATAGCCTTTTTCAGAATTGCGCTGCAATCGTCAGCGTCAAAGGGAACGAACACGCCCACACGCTTCAAGTCCTCCATGCAGGCGTCCACGTTTGACATAATGTCGCTATCTAGCTTGTTATGCGATATCCTCAGCGAATTTTTCAAACTTTCTAGCATTCGTTATGCCCCCTTTATCATCATGATTACTTGCTTTTCTTGGTGAGTGTTACAAGGCTGTTCTTGTCGACGACCTTGCCGTCTACCAGCATAACAGCCTTTGTTACCTGGTCTTCAGTGTCATTATCCTCATATTTCTTGACTGTCATGGCAAGATTTGTGTTGAGGATATAGTCCTCAGGGCGGAAGAAGAATGCCACGATGGTATCAGCCGATACAGCGTCCGCATAAGCGTCGATATCATCTGAGAACACAACAGGTGTGCCCAGAACCGATGGCTGCATATCTCCATTAAGACCATAGTTGACCCTAGCGATAGGCTGTCCGTTTGTGTCTGTCAGTGCCTGGATATCGCAGAATGTTGCATAGTTCATGAACATCTTAACGCCTGCTCTGTACCCTGACGGAATTTTCTTTTTCATATCCCACAGGGTTTTGTATGTAATACCGCTTGCCAGTGCAACGTCCACGTTCTGACCGCTGACAACAGTTTCCTTTGTGATACCCTTTGGCTTGCCTGAGCCGTCACCTTTGATGATTGCTGTTTCGATAGCAGCGATCATTGCGTCGGCTACCTGATTAGCAAATGTTGTCTCAAAGAAGTCGAGTGATACCACAGAAACTTCGAGTGACATGGAGATAGCACATCTCAGCTTGTAATAGCTGAATGTGATTGAGCCTGTAGTCTTCTTCTGTGTGTCAGAACTTGCGCCCTCAGCGACCCATGTTGCAACAGGCTTGGCGCTTGAAGTAGGGATTGTCACGCCACCCTTGATATTTGTCTTTGTAACAAGGGCATAGATCTGGCCGTGTTCCTCCAACTTTTCAACGATTCTCTGCATGGTTGTTGATGGAATAATAGCCGCAACATCAGTGGTCTTTGTGTTCTGTGCCTCGTTCGCAAACTTCGCAGGGATTGGTGTACCCTCGAGAACATTGTGCATAAACGCAGTTCTGTATTCGATGCTGTCATAGATGTTTGATGTGTGTGTGATCGCATTCTCGTTCATCTTGTTTTCATTCCTTTCAATGATATTTTTCATAGTATCTGACGCATGGTCTTTTGTCATAGCGTTCAGATTTGCCTGTGTCTTTGCCGCTTTTTCAGCGTCATTCATCAGCTTTTCAGCTTCCTCGAAATTGCCCTCGTCAATGAGAGCCTGAGCCTTGTCAAGCATTTCCTGTCTTGTCATTTTTATAACCCTCCTTTAGTTTGTCAAGCCTTGCCTGCGCCGTTATCTTTTTGTCAGCACGCTCAGCTTTCATTTTTTCAATTACGTTCTGCGGTATGATATCGCAGTAGGCCGCCACAAGCTGTGACTTGACGTTCTTGCTTCCTGCAATTTCGTCTATCAATCCCAGCTCGACCGCTTCATCAGCCGTCAGCCATGTTTCCTTGTCCATGATTTCCAGTGCCTTTTCCTTTGTCATGCCTGATTTGGTTATATAGGCATTTGCAATAGTTTCATTGGCTTTTTGCAAAATCTCTGACATCTTGTCCATGTCATGATAATCACCTCTTGTCGCTGATGATACGTTATGCACCATAATCTGTGCCGTCGGTGATATATCTGACTTGCCTGCGCACGCTATCACGCTTGCCGCACTTGCCGCAAGACCGACAACGTGTATTTTGACGTCACCTGAATATTCACGGATTGCCGAATAGATTTCGGACGCCGCAAAAATATCACCACCGCCAGAGTTGATGTAAATTTCCAACGGCTCGCCTTTTTCAGCCGCAGCAGTTATACCCTTTGAAACCTTTGCAGGAGAAGTGGCGTCAATGTCGAAAAGGTCATAGATCCACTGGTCATCATTTGGAATGATAGTACCTTTGACGTTAATTTTCATCATTTTCACCTCCCTCGTCGCTGTCTATCTTTGCCGTGTCTAGTCTGACATAGTACTGATCACCCGAAGGAATGTCAGCCAGATTAAACACACTTCGGATTTCATTTGCGTTCATGATACCTCTGTCGAAAAACTGCACCAGATTCAGTTTAGTTGACATTGACGCAGTGCTCAGATTGAACGCTTCAAAAACTATCTTATTGCCATACCCTCTCTCGATACGGCTGAATAGTTTTCGTGTAAATTCGCCAGCCAGTTCCATTACTACTGGTTCTATCTCCGATTCGTAGTAGGCGTTGTATTGGTCTTCGGTGTAGTTCGATTGCACGATATTTGCGTTTGTATTAAACAGCGAATAAATTCTCTGCGTGGTTTTTTCCATGACCGATGAATTCGGCACATAGTCTTTGGCGTCAACTTGCTTTGCGTCCGCTTTACTATCAACCGCCGCAACACCTGTGCCGTTCTGAACGCTCATGAACTGCTCACTGAATTCTTGCGCCTGCTTCTTCAAATCCTCAGGGCGTAGGGAACTGGTGAACTTCAACAGCCAACGAATAATCGATGAATTTTTGATAGCCTTAACAATTCCCTGGTCTGTTGTTGTTACGATTTCCATTAACGGCGTCAGCGTTTCACTCAGCCGTTCGCCGAAGATATCGTCTTTGTAAAAATCACTACGCAGATGAATGATGTCAGCATACGGAAACGTATATCTTTGCCCATTGAAAAATGTGAATTTCAAATACAAATCATTGCCGATATATACGCATTCCGCACTGTCCGCAGGGATAGGATATAGTTCAGTAGGATAGCCGTTGCCGTCACGAATAATCAAGATAAATGCGTTGTTGTTCAAACACAACTGCGTTGCGACTTTTTCCAACATTTTCTGCATTGTCATGAACTCATTAGGTTCTTCCAACAACATTCGCATATATGGTTCAGGGTTTATCTCGATACTGCCGTCGTCCTTTTGGCTATATGATTTTCTGATATGCTTTGCGGTCAGCTTTCCGATAGCCTTGACTTTGGGGCGAATGCAGGCACGCACCAAATCCGACCGATAAACGTTGCCGTCCCAGCCATAGTAGCCGTTGCCGATTTCCGTCATCATCTTATATCGTGTCACTACCTGTGACCTGTTCTTAAAACGATTTATCAGACCCATTTTTTCACCCCTTTCTGTGCATGATTTTCAAAATTATTTCTTGTTCAATTCTGTTATAATAGCCTTTTCTCTCTCGCTTAGTTGCCATCGTTCTGCTCGCTCTCGTTCTGCTCGCTCTCGTTCTGCTCGCTCTCGTTCTGCTCGCTCTAAACGCATGGCGGCGTAATCCGAGATGAGGTATCCCGACCCGAATATTGCTTTTTTTTGCAAAAGTTGAGCATCAAGGGCACGAACACGAAGGCTTTCAGATTTTCTGATTTCAAAGTCAATGCCAGCCTTTGAAAGTCGATTGATTTCAGCCGCTGTTGCAACGTTTTTCGGGTATTCATACTTCGGCATTGTTTTAGTTTTCTCTTTTCTGCTAGCATCATTACAGCTTTTTAAAATCTTATAAAGGCGTGGGGCGGTGCGAACCCGAATGTCGCTATCATCAAGATTTGTTACAAACGACGTGCTAACGACTGCCCCATTTTCATATGTTACAGCTACACCAACCGGAATTGCTGTACAGTGTTCTGTCGTTCCTGAAAATAGAGTGAGAGCAGGTGCAAACAAAAAAAATTTTATGTTTCTTTCGATATAAAAGCGTAAAATCTTGCTGAGAATGCTGAATGGCGGATTATCAACTACGATCTTACCTGTATAGTCAAACGTTTCATAATCGCCACCGGGATAGAATGGTCTACAAAAAGCATCACGATTTATGCCATATTCTGTGCAGACCCAATCAGCCACGCCATCGTAAATCAGTGGCGGTGTGTAACAGTCATCAGTGGTTTTTTTGGGCTTAAATTTTTCAACGAATTGCTCGTATGTTTCACCTTTCATTTTGTTCCTTCCTTATATCAAACTTTCAAATTCTTCCTGTCGATTATAATAGACCACATATGCGTCTAGCAACGCCGCAAGTCCGTCTATTCTCTGTGTTCGGTCAGATTTCTTACATGGCTGAATGTTGCCGTTGACGTCCGTCTTTACAGCCGTATTTAGAAAACACCATTTGTCAATTGGGTTATTGTCGTAAACGATGTTGTGCCGCTGAAACTCAGCTTTCAAATTCTTCATTGGGTCAGACAGCGTTATAACGCCCTGACGCACAGGTACTAAAACACCCTTGCCAAACTCTTCTTCAAACGCCTTTATCAGCTCGTCCGAGACGTGCCAAGGGTCATAGCCGATAGCCAACGGATATATATCTTCTTTATCCCTCAGTTCCAAAAACCAATCCAAAATAACACGCTTGTTGACCTTGTTTCCCTCACACGTCCTCAGCAGGCCTTGTGATTTCCACAATTCATACGGCACACTATCTCGTCCACGTCTGTCACCCTTTTCAGCGTCAGCGTCAAGGACGGCTTGCGGTATCCAGTACATAGATTTTACATACAACCTATCATCATCAGGCTTTTTGCAGATAGCCTTTGCAGCGTTAAGGTCTATATAGTCGGCAGCGTCAAAACCACCGATGAAATATCTGAACGGATAATCTACAACAGTTTCTTCATTGTTCAGCTCGTCCCATCTCAGCCAGCCGCTTTCGGTATTCTGCGGAAGGTTGAAATCCTTGACCATAACCGTTGCCTTGAAGCTAGGGTCATCTTTGGCTTTTTGCACCATTTGGCGCAGATAGTCGGTTGATTTTATCGTGCCCAGCCCAGGGTTTGCTTTCAGCCAGGTTTCTTCCTTATCCCATTCGTCGGGGCTATCCAGTTCGTAGATAAACGGTAGAAATCGGTTATTGCTTTCTGTCAGCCGTCCGTATAGCAGATTATTTGCATATTCGTATTGGGCGTCAAAAATGCCGCCACGGACGAAGCCGTTTGTGGTAATGCAAAATAAAATGGGCTGCTGTCTAGCGCCCATTGCTTGCTTTATCAAATCATATAGATCTCGGTTCTTGATTGCCGCCAACTCGTCGATAACACCGCAGTGAACGTCCAGACCGTCAAGGCTGTTTGAATTGCTCGCAAGGGCTTTTATAAATCCCATGTTCAACGGAAAATACAAATCGGCTGCACGCTTGCGAATATGCTTGCTCAGCAGTGGCGATTGTTTTATCATTTTGTAGCAGGCGTTGAACCCTAGCTTTGCCTGGTCTAGCATTGTGGCGATGTTATATATCTGCGGCGAACCCTCTCCGTCATTGACTAGCATATCATTTTCGACCGCCGCAGTTTCCGTTGTCTTGCCGTTCTTTCGACCTTCAATTATCAGGCATTCGTTATACTGGCGCAGGTTGTTATCGTCAACAAAACCGAATAATGCTTGCAGTCTTGCTTTTTGAAACAACTCCAGCTTCAACGGCTGACCTAGTTTTCCAGACGGCTGTTTACAGAATTTTTCGATAAAATCCGTGTGCCGTGTTGCAATAGCTTCGTCAAAATGAAATTCATCAGGGCTTGCAAATCTGTTCAGCAGCATTTCGGAAACCTTTTTCATTTTCTCGCACGCAACGATATTTCCGTCATAAATGCCAGTAAAATATTTTTCAAATTCCGTCAACGCTTTGCACCGCCCAAGAATTCCAACAGCTCGTCACCTTCAGACTTTTGTAGGCTATCGAGAATTATGTCTTCAACGGTCTTAGCCATTGCATTGTATTTTCCGATTAAGGTTGCATATGCCTTGCTTGCTGGGTGCTCTGTCTTGACAGTAAAACCATTGCCGTTTGTTGCTTCGATGATCGCACCCTCTGCTTTTATCTTTTTCTGATACTCGCTCAGCAGATTTTCCATGTACTCCAGCTGATCTAACAGCTTTATGCCTAGTTCTCTCTTGGCTGGTTCGCAGCTATCCACAGCTTTTCGCAACTCGCTCAAATTCTTCTTGATTTTTGCCATTATCAGATTACACCCCCTTATGCGATTTTATCGTGCGTAAAAAATGACCTTTGCCCCCTCGGTATCTTAGGAAAAAATTCACTCCAAATTTGAGGGGGGCATGGGCATACCCGATGCGTCAAATTCACATTTTGTTAATTTTTTAGGTGATTTTTGGTAGAAGTGACCCTCGAAATTATCATGACATTTTTTGCATACAAATTCGAGATTGGCATGGTTTAATGATACCTCAGGGTCACGAATGTTCGCTGGTGTCAACAATGTTCGGTGATGAACAATATATCCAGCACGTTCATGACATTCTTCGCAAAGACCGCCGTCGATTAATATGCGTTTGTCGATGTAGGATTGGCGACACTTCTTCCATGCCGCTGAGCGGTAAAAAGAATATGCAAAGTCTTTCATGACACCGCCCCCATAAAATAAAAATGCCACACGTGGGACACATTGTTAAGAGGTGTGTGTGGCTGATTGGTATCGGCGTCAACATCATTGCAGTATCGACCGATATATCCGCCATAGCTAATGCCATAGCGGAAGTCAGGAGATCTAAAACAAAAGAAGTAAAAAACATGGAGCAGGTTAAGTGATGGTGCACCGCCCCTGCACATTGCCTGAGGGCTAGCCACTCAGGCGTAAAAAAATGGGGTTGGCTTTTATTGAGGAGATAACCAACTGACCTTTCCACCCTATCGGGCTATTATACAGTATAGCAGATTAATAACTGCATTTCACTGCATTTCACTGCATTCTTTTGGAACGATGATATGTTTCAGGGCTTCACCGTGAATTTTATAAATCGTGCGTTCTGAATAGTTCATATAATCAGTGATCCCCATTATGTATTCACCATTTTCTTTATTGAATTTTCCTACCCAGCGTTGATAAAAAAGATACCGTCGTTCAAGGACTTCTCGCTGGTCTGCGTCTGCTACTGCGTCAATAGATTGTTCAATTTGCAGACGTTTTTCAATCAGTATCAGTGCCAGTTCCTGCTGTCTGCGTTCGTATTCCGCTATGCGTTCTATGGTGCTTGACATCTTGTCGCCATTGCAACTACCATGACTAGCACCTGTATTTTCGTATGAAATACCAGCATATTCTAGCTGTGACCGCAGTTTCTTGACCTTGTTTTCGATGATTTTTACACGCCGTTCGATTTTATAGGCGTTTTGCAAATATTCTTTTGCTGTCATTTCAACCGCCTTTCTGCACCCTGTCAGTCATTTCCGTTGATATCAGTTCCGACAGGTCAATGCCGTATGTTTCTTTCAGATAGCTGGCGTTATTGTCGTTATCGAATTCAGCCGTGTCCATGATGTCAAACGTGCTATTTACTGCGTTGATAAATGCACGCAGGCGTTTGCCTTTCCAGCCGTACCACTTATCCAGCGTCCACAAAACAGTCGCCATTATCTGTTCTGTGATATCCTGCATTATCTCACCTTGCAGTTCGCTATATCTTTTCTGCATTTCCTTTGCGACCTCTTTTTTGATGTCGCTTTGTCTGACGATGTTCGTTCGTGCCTTCATGGCATTTCACCAGCTTTCAGAAATTCAGGGGTGTCAAAAACATTTCCGATAATTTCGCACATATAAAAATCGCTAGGGCATATGTTTGACGTGTCACTTTCTCCGAAGAATCCAGTCTCAGGGTCAAATTTAATTTCAAAAACTTTTTTGTCAATATGCTTTGAAATGTTTCTGTCGCACAGGCAGAGATCCCCTTCAAAAATCTTATTGCCGTTCACGTCCGTCAATCCTGTGTACTGACCGACAGTTTCAGGGTCAACCGAATATGTTATTGGGATTGTATCAACAAACTGTTTGTCATTGAAATCATCGATTGCCAGATTGTCACAAATAATGTGTTCAAAATCAGCACCCTTGTCCTTGAAGTATGGGCGTTTCCTAAGAACGTAATATCCACTTACCCATTTGCCATTGGCAATGCGTTTGCCACGAAATAATATTTCACGCATTGTCTTCATCACTCCTTTTCTCCCACGCATAGCATTTGTTCTTTCTGTTCACTACGAGAAATTTAATCTTTGCGACATCACTTCGCTTCGCACAAAAAGTATATAGTACCTTGTCATGCTGAGGACCGAAACCTATTGCGTGTTTGCAATTTGAACAGGTTTTATCCATTGCTGTCACCGTCCATTCTAGCTCCGCAGTCAGGGCAGTAATCAAATAATTTATCGCTCTCACAATGACAAACACTACACATAAAATCTGCAACACGATATCCTGGTTCTTGATTTTTCCATTCTCCATGCTGTACCTCCTGCACATCTGCGGTAGGCTGTTCGTTGATTATATCAGCAATGCTGCTGTTATCACCCAGAATGCCTGTTATGCCTTTTTCGTATATCGGCATACACGCCGCTGATAATTCGTTAATCAGATTGTCTGCATTGATGTATCTTGCCATATGTTATACCTCCTCATTATTCAAGCCAGATTTTGCTATATTCGTCGAAACTTCCAACAAGCTTATCAAACGCTCTCACTTCGGTGCTGTATTCATACCAGTCTTTTGCGTCCGCTTTGTCATATGCCGTTTCAATGTCCTTTATGATCTGCAAATATGAGGTATTTTGGTCTTTCAAGATATCAAAAGCAGCTTTCAAATAGTCATATTTGTATTGGACGTTAAGGTAAGACACTGCAAGCCCAAAGCATTGCCCACAAACGGACAGCAGCTCGTCCTTCGTAAGACGTTTAAGTCTCTTTGCGCTCTCATTTGATGCACATTTCGTGTCATATGACGAAAGTACAAAGTAATCTTCTTCAAAGCTATCATATCCATAGCATTTGAACGGACTATTTCCGTTTAGCATTATTCCGACAAAAAAATCGTCAAAATGTTCTGACACGTAGGTATCGTTGACAATGTCCCTCAAACTATCACACTCATACGAAAGGTCTGAGAACATCATTTTAAATTCCTGTTCCTGCTCGTCATCTCCGTCAAGTGCGTTGAGAAGCGTATCATCATCGCCGCTGAAGTAATACTGGTATTCCTCACAAACGGAGCTGATATCGTATAGCTGAGATGTTATTTCCTCAAAGTTGAGCTGCGATACAATCGCTTTCTTATAGCGCAGGTTTTTGGCTTTTTCAGCTTTTGTCACTTTTCTCCCTCCTAAAAAGTTACTGTAATGTTCAACACTGCCGCTGCTAACCAGTAGACAGCTTTTTTGTAGTCCTTTTGCACGACGTATATAATCGCCGCTCCCACGTCCAGCAAAATCAGCAGAAGTGGGAAAATGTATTCGGGTTTGATTTTAACCATGTTAATCCTCCTCAGTTCCCCATTGTTCAGCCATTGCTTGTGCTATGCCTGGAAATGTTTTGGATTTTGTCTTGCTGTCACGAAACGGCATTCCGCAGTTTGTGCGTGCAGTGCCGTCCGACTTTTTGCTACCGCCTGATACCCATGAACATATGGGTTTAACAACATTTGTCGGTACCAATTTAGGCAGATTTTTCAGCCACAAACATGTTTTTTTGCTGTATGGGTGTCCATATTCATATGGCTGTATAGTCTGCGTATATTTCGGCAACCGATATACTCCAGACGGGATTGGATTTTCAACAGCTATTTTTTCAACAGGGGCATGAAAAATTTTCAGGAAAAATTCTTTTGCGTCTTGCCCTTTTTCAAATCTTTCAAGATCAATGTATCTTTTTTCATTAATTTTTTTGTACAGCCGTACTGCCCCTGCGTTGCTAAGATATGTGCACGGTGGGTGAGCTATCAGCAAATCCCATTTGCCTACCGTATGTGTCTGTCCGTCACAAGTGGTAAAATCTGCATTGCCGTTGATAACAGCCAGAGCGTCGCCTAAGATATGCCATTCAAGGTGACCGCCTGAACACATCTGAATGTCGCAGCTGTACGCTTCGTGACCTTTCGCACGAAATGCCTTACAGACCTCTTGTGACTCTTCGCACGCTATTAATACCTTCATGCTATCCCTCCTCAAACTCAGGGCACTCAGTCACAGTATACGAATGCAACGTGCCTTTCTGCCCTTCGTAAACCCTATGACCGCGCGTCTTCCAACCGGCAACAGGTTGTCTGTCCATCGACCAGCTGCACCCTGTTATCTGTTCGCCTGTCCGCTTGTCGCTCTTTGGCACTGCGTGTTTGCAATACCAACAGAGTGTTGTAGCAGCACTGCATTTCACATCCTCTATCTTATCTTTGAATTCTTCACAGACAGGGTGCTGATATCTGACTATTCTCGGGCGAAATCCCTGTCTCACGCCATACCTGCACAGCCCGTATTTTCCGTTCTTTCTGCCGCAGTTGTCAGGTGATTTCTCAAAATATTTGCAGCTGGTGCAGAATTTATTGTTACCCATGCTCTTCGTCCTCCTCATACGGACCTAGCCCCGACAGCACATCAAACATATGCTTGATAAATTCTATCAGTTCTTCACGGCTTTTCTTTTCAAATTCCGCATATGGTCTGATGAATTTTTCCATTTCACGCATAACACGTATGCTATCATTGAACGCCGCTATCACGTTCTCGTTAGGTTCGCTCTGTTTTATCTGCTTATCCAGTTTCTGCGTCAATGCACTTTTGGCTTTTGCTGCCTGCTCCGCAGGAATGTTGTTCAGCGTCGCTGTTTTGTATAGATAATACATAGCTAGCCAGTATATTTCATCAAAAATGCTGCTATCGTTCGGTAGTTCTTCGCCACGATATGCCAGCTTGTCGATTTCTGACCTCTCCATGCTTTTTCACTCCTCTTTTCTTGATTTTAAAATGGCGGTAAATCTTCGTCTTCGGCCGTGTCAACATCTTTGAAACACCCGTAGATTTTGCCCCATTCTGCATTGTTACAGCCGATACGTTTACAAATCTGGCTGTAGGCGACCTTGATGTTGTCTGCCACGTTGCCTGTCAATCGGTTTTTTACAATGGCGATTTTGCTTTGAAAATCGTCCTTATCATCATCACTGTTTTTGCTATATGTTAAAACTAAATCGACCCTGTTTGTGATATCGCCTGAACCGCTGACACTATCTGCATTCAGTTCAATGCCGTCTGCGGTTTTGCGTGGGTGCGCTATCAGTATGATAGCTACGTTATATTTGACCGCTATGTATTTCACGGCATTTACAAAATCGGACTGTGCCCGATACAGTTCTTTGCTGAGGTCAACATCCAATGCCGTCATGAGGTTATCAATCAATATCAGTTTGACGTTAAATCTGCGGATAGCCGTTTCAATCGTACCCAGCAATGATATTTTACCGTCACGCTTGGCATTATCGCCGTCAAGTTTGATTTCAGCCGTCACAGCCGTGTTATCAAATATGTACGCCCTATCATCATACCAGCGGTTGATTTTATCAACCACATCATCAGGAATGTCATAGGTTTCGTCACCATATTCGTTGACCGAACGTATAACATTTTGCTTTCCTGCAATCTGCAAATCTAGCCAGCGTTTGAAATGGTAATCAGGCAATTCACCCGAATAGACGAAAATCGAATACGGATTGCCGTTGGGATCTGATTGGTCTAATGCATTTGCAATTATCTGTGACGCCAGCGTTGATTTACCTTCACCACGCTTGCCTGTGATAACCACCACCTGCCCCATATAGATACCGCCGATATATCGGTCAACATCGTATATGCCTGTTTTGATATGTTCCTGCTTATCCAGATTTACCGCCTTGACCTGCGATAGTTTCTTGACAGCCGTAACAGGTATTTCTTCAGCATTGTTCACGGCATCGCATATCGCTTTACAGCCGTATTTCTGTAGGATTGCATTTGCGTCCTTTTCGCCCAAATAGTCTTGCGCCCTAACGACTTTCAGTTTCTTGTGTGGGAATGACGTTGTGAACTGGTCAACCAGTGTTACGTGGCCGTGTTCGTGGTCTCCGAAAATTACAATTTCGTCGAAACTGTCAACAAAATCATAGCAGAACGGCACCCATGTTTTATTGCTCTGACCGCCTGGCACAGATACTGCATTATCTATCTGACAATCTGCCACCGACAGACTATCTATCTGCCCCTCTGTGACTATTAGCCTATCATGTTTTTCTGTGCATCTATTCATGCCGAACAATATCGGTTTTGTGTTCTTTTCAAACCACTCTTTTTGATTATCTCTGCCTTTGACAAAATCTGTCTTGCGGTATTTGACCGATGTCAGTACGTTATTTTCATCAAAAAATGGAAACATCAACAAATTGTCACGTTTATCGCCAACAGTGATGTTGTATTTCCGTGTGGTAATTTCTGAAATTCCCCTCGACCGCAGGTATTCAACCGCCTTGTCACGGGTGACTATTTTCACTGGCGGTAACGTGCGGTATTTCTTTTTCTGCTCGTCGTCAAATTCCAACGGATAGTTGAAATCTCTTGCAAGCTGCACAAAATGACCTGTCATTCCACAACTGCTACGGAAACACTTGAACGCTCCTGTATCAAGATTTACAGAAAATGTATCTTTGTCATGACCGCCCCCATTGCAGTATGGGCAGTATTTGAAATACAGTTCACGTCCCTTGCGGTGCGTTTCTGCATTCAGTGCCACAGCCAGACCGACCACATCATCATCACGCATTGTATATCCCATGTTTTTTTCACCTCACTCAAAAATCTGTCCTGCCTGGATTGTCTGTCCGCCTGCCGTTTGTGTGCGCTGCGGGAGCAGCATATATTTCTTTATCTTTGTTATACTTTGTTGCTTTCTTTTCATTGGTGCCCTTAGCCTGCCCACAGCCTGCCCCTTGCCTGCCCTTAGCCTGCCCGACACTCTGCCGCTTGTCTTGATATTTGTCATAGCAAACCACGGTATAAACGCTATATCGTGGATATTTTGAGACTGCCACTTCCCCTGTCTCAATTAGATGTTTTATTGCTGTCCTTACACTTTTTACTGACAGACCTGTGTTTTTGGCAATGCTTGGATAACTTGTGGCTATCTGCCCACGCTGAATTGTGATGTTTTCAAAATCATGCGGTTCATAATTTGCCTGCAAAATCAGGTATAAAAACACTACCAATGTGTTCGGTTCACGAAACCAACGCCATGCGCATATTTTTCGTTCTAGTGTTATAAATCCATTTTCTAGCATTTAATCACCACCCAATTTTTGAAGATAATCTCGCAAAGCGTAGTATAGTATCGCCTTTATCAGTGTGCCGCTTTCCTGCTTCCGACACGCTATGATCGTGATGTTATATCGTGCCTGCCATGAACAGAACGTTGCCAGTAGTGCCTTCGGTGGCATTTTACTGCGATAGTTGTGTAACAGAATATTTTCCCACAATCTATCATCTTCGACCATTAAAAACACTTTTGCATGGTCGTCAACCGACCGCTTGAATTCACGGTCAAAACGCTCTCGCCCTTTCGTGAAATTACCCACGATTTCGTCCAAATTCGCCTTGCGTTCAATGACAACGCTTTGAGCAAGGCTTACAGGCTCGCTGTTAGGTTTTACAGCTTCACATGTATAATCACCATAGTTTAACTTGTGTTGCGTATATGGCGTTTCTGTGGCTTTCAGAGCCTTTTCGATATGCCCCCACTTTTGTTCTCGGCTATCCACGATAACCGAGAACGTTTTAAGTGTGGCGTCAATGTCTATCGGGTGCATTAGAATGGCACTGCGTCATCGCCTACGTTGATTTCGACGAAATCTGACAGATTGGCGTTCGGATCAAAACTGTCATTGCTGGCTGTTGATGGCTTGTTTTTCAGCTCTTCACGCTTTGGAATTGTGAAATTGCCACTGCGGATATCATTCGCAGGTACAAAACGTTTGCACTGTGTGAACCAGCCTGTCTTGCCGTCCTTTTCCCACTCTTTTTCGTTGAAAAGAGCGCCCACAAGTTTGCCTTTCAGGACGTTCTCGTCCCAATCTCTTTCACAGTCGATATGTAGATTAGCATTTGAATTTTCAAACGCCTGTATCTGAGATTTGAAATAGCCCAGTGACTTCTTGAACTTCGTGTCGTCACCTGTGTTATGCGGTATGCTCAGGCGCATTGAACCCTTCCATTTCTTGTTCTCCCACTCGTCAGGTGTAGCCTTATACAACTTGTCAAAAAAGCCCTTGAACTCGCCCTCTGCGATGTCGAACTGAATCGCCAGTCTGCTTCCCCAATCAGTGGGTTCAACCTTGATGTTAAGAATTTTTACCACATATCCGCCTGGCTGGAGCTTTGGTAGCTCCGAAAAACTTGTTGCCTCTGCCTGCTTATAACCTGTGATTCCTATCATTTACTTTTCCTCGCTTTCTATGTTGTTTGGAGTTAAATTCCAATATTCTCTTATTTTGGTGTCTACGAATTTCAAATCATTTTCGATTTCATCGTCAAACATATCTTCGGGTGATTTCGCAGTAGAAATTCCCCTGGACTGCGTGATGAAATAGTGATGATTTTCGTCAGCCGTGCAGAACAGCACGATCGAAAACAGCCCTTCAACTGTCAGCTGATTATCCAACATCTTGCCGATAGTTTTTGCTTTGTACTTGCCCCCGTCGGTCAGTTCGACGTGGTGCAAAAAGTACACGATAACGTCTGACGGTAGGTCATTTATAACAAACTCTATCAGCCGTTCAAAACTGACCGCCATATCAGTGAATTTTCCATATCCTAGTTCTTTTGCCTTGTCGAAACTATCGAACGCCATGAGATACTGGCTATCATCAATGGCAAATGCCTTTGACTTCGATTGAAACATAGCCGCCTTTATTACATCATAACGGCTTTTGCCTTTGTTCGCCTTGACAAGTTTTGCCACTGAAAGTGTCGCAAGACCATTGTTTTTGAACGGCAGTGGTTTGCCAGCAACATTAAAAATGCTTATCTCGCCTGGCTTAAAGTTTTTGAGGGAACGGCTCTTGCCACTGCCACTTTCTCCCTCGATTAAAACAGGTAATCCCATGTTTTTTTTATTCCTCCTCTTTGATTTCTAGTGGGCATTGAGCGCCCACGAATGTGTCTGGTAAAAATACGATTTCGTCGGTCAGATTGCACCGTCCTGACCGACGGCTGAAAAATCTGCAATACTTGCAGGCGGCGTATGTAACACCCTTGTTGTCAACAGGGAATGCGGTTTCAACTACCGCATAGCCCCTGACATATTTCTGAACGCCGTTTTCAAAACTTGCGCTCATAACAGGTTCAGATCCTCCTCGTCATACTCGACCCCTGCCAGCTCGGCAAGGTCATAGATTGAAATATCGTCGTTCTGGTTGATTTCTTCAATCAGGATTTCACGAAAACAATCCTTGCAGTAGTCCTTGCCCTCGTAGCAGAAAACATTTTCGTTTGCAAGGTCTAGCTGCCCTCTGCACTTGTCGCATTCGACCACAGTATAATTGCGGTCTCTGCCGCAACATCTACACCCGTCAGGACAGCCGACGCAATCATTAGCCGTGTAACGCATTAAACCGTCCCCTTATAGCTGAAAAATGCGATATTTTTGTACATGAAATACGATTCAGTTCCGTTTTCCAGCACCTCAGCACCGACCTCTTTCGCTACGGCATGAATGTCAGGTGGAAATATCTGAACACCCGATATTATTCCGTCAGGCGTCCACACGTCGCCTGTCATCATAGGGTAAACGCCGTCGGTAACAGTATCATACCTTTGCGTTTCTTTCATTTTTAGTTCCATGACCGCCATGTCAGCCATAGCGTCAAGCCTTTCTTTTACTGTCATGCTTTCGACCTCTCCTTTCTAGTATCGCTGGCTCTGCCAGCTTGAAATCTCTGCAGGGGTAGCGCCTGCTACTCTCCAAACAGCCTTTTAGGTGTTTGCAATCCAAACATGAATAGCTAGTCACTCTGTTCACCTCTCAGCCTCCTGATGTTGTCCTTGAACGCTTCAATATATCCTGTCAGGAATTCGTTTGGATAATCATCAAGGGCTATTTTCGCCATTTCCTCTATTCCTTCTTGACAAATGTCAAGCAGTGTGCTATCATCAAGGTGTGTTGAACTGGTATCTTTTGATACCTCCGAGCTTGTGCCTGTTGCCGCAGGTGCAGGCTCATTTTTCATGTATTCGATAATACAATTTAGAAAATTAGTAGCACATTTCTCATCATCCTCAAGTGGGCACGATTTACAGTCGGAATCTGTACAAGATTTAGCCACATTTATGATATCTTCTTTTGTAAATTCCTTATTCATCTTTATTCCTCCCTTATCGGCTGTACGCTCATATACTGCTTGCCGTCATAGTCCATCTTCTTCACAGGTTCAAGCCCCTTATCCCTCAGCGACCTTGTGGCATCGCCAAGCCCTCTGTCGAAATCCTCACGGGTCTTGTAAAATGCACATCTACGGCAGTAGTCCTTCGTTGGCGTTACTGTCAGTGCACCGCACTCGCCAGGATTGACATTTGAATGGAACACACAAAGGCTTACCGCTCCGCTGCCGTTGTCAAGGGGCTTGTCCCTCTTAAATACCTCTCTCATCACTATCATCGTTTTCGTCCTCCTCGTTTTCAAAACGTTTCTCCCAGTGCCTATCCACCACGCTCAGCACAAGATACATCACTACATCTATCCCTGCAAGCACGGCTACTGTTATTAGCAGTATTCCTACAATGTTCATTACCACTTTCCTTTCATTTCAACTTCGACCTTGACAACAGGCTTTGAAGCTTCCTTGATCGCCTGCTCCAGTTCCTCACGAACTGTATCTTCTGCGGTTTCTTTTATGTTTCGGTACAGTCCATAGATTGCTAGTGCAGCCAGTGCCATACATAACGCTATGGCTGACGCATATCTTATGGTTTCCAGTGTCGTTATCAACTCGTTCATCTTCTTGTACTCCTTTCCTTGCAATACTCTGCAAAGATTTCTTCGGGTTTCGCCCCGATTATCTTGCAGTACGCTACGATTTGTTCAGCATTCATGGTGCCGAACTGCCGTTCCCACCTGCTCACGGCTGTCTGTGCCATGTTCAGCCGTTTTGCGATTTTTGCCTGCGTAATATCGTTGTCGGCTCTGATAGACCTCAGCCTTTTGGATATCACGTCATTGGCGGTCATTTTCTTTGCAGGCATTGTTTTCACCTCCCATTATTCTGCATGAACATCACGGGTAAGATAGTCCAGCGTAACGTTCAGCCATTTGGCTATCTGCAAAAGTACCGACGCTGGCATATCGTTTTTATCCTGCCATTTGGACCATGTTCTGCGGTCTATTTCGATAGTCTTCGCAAGGTCCTGCTGGGTGAGATGTCTGCGTCTCAATTCACCATTGATGTTGTCAAATATCGTTGTCTTTTCAGCCATTTGTTACACCTCCGTTTTCATTTTGAATTTTCGTACTCGTTCTGAGTACATTATCATTATATACTCATTTTGGGCATTTGTCAACCCCAAATTGGGTACAAATATGTACAAATTTGAGATTATATTTTTGTACAAAATACTCATTTTGAAAATAATGTGCCCTATTTTCATTGACAAATTCCCATAATGGGTATATAATATATAGTAGGAGGTGATAAGAATGTTTGACAACCGCCTGAAAAAGCTGAGAATGGCGAAAAACCTCACGCAAGAGGAAGTTGCAAAAGCCTTAGGCTTGCCGAAAACAACCTACTGCAACTACGAACGTGATGAGAGAGAGCCGTCAGCAATGACACTTTTGAAGATCTCAGCATACTTTGGCGTGTCCCTCGATTATCTTTGCGGAAACGAGGGCGAAAAAAATTCCCCGCCACCACAAAGTGACGAGGAAGCCAAGATTATCGACGCATTAAAGGTTCTTGAAGATAGCGAAATCAAAGACCTTGACAAATATGTCGATTTTCTCCTATTCAAGAGAGGGCTGCTTTAA